TAAAAGATTTGAAATAATTTTTGGTTTTGACTTGCAAGATATAAAACTAATTAGTATATTTGCATAGATTATAACAAATTATTAAAAACCAAAATTTATGGCAAAATACGAAGAACCATTTGAAGACACACAGTCTTTGTTTAATGAAGTAATTGATGCAGCTGGGTTAACCCAATTCATTAACATTACAGTTTTAACAAATAACAAAGCAAAAGAAATCTTCAAGATTAACAAAGCCAACGAACTTCTTAAATACAGAACTGGTGATGATGTAATCATCGTTTTAAACGAAAAGATTTTTGAACAATTACCAGCTGACCAAAAACGTATCGTGGTTGAAGAAGCTATAGCTTTTATCAACTTTGATACCGAAAATGACAAGCTGGTTATAACAACACCAGATTTTATCGCACATAGTGGCATCTTACGCAAACACACATTTGCTGTGATTGATGTTGTAAGAGAATCAATCAAAACTCTTTATCAAGCTGAAAAACAAGCTGAAGAAGAATCCAAAGCCGCTACTGAAAAGGCTAAAAAACAAAAATCTTACTAATGACAAGAGAAGAAATCGCAGAAATCAATCCAGATGCGTTGATATGTGATGGGTTTGATGAAGCAATCATAGGCATGGCCGAAAGAATCAATCTAGGCCCTGTCGTTGCTTATAGTGTTGATAAAATCATTGAAATCCTTATGAAAGATATGGAAGTGGATGAAAAAGATTTGGAAGAAGGCGAGTCAATTGAAAATTTAAAATATCAAATGGCTTACGAACATTTCGAATATAATATCAAGGGTGCTTGGATGGGAGAATTTACACCTGTTTTTATAACAACTCAATTTTAATATGAATTTACACAACGAATTTAGAGAATATGCCATCAAACACATGGGCATTACACCAATGGAATTTTACCAATGGGAACAAATACAAGAAAGACTTTACGGAGCCAACGCTTCATTGACACCATACATTCTTGAAGAAAGAGAAATGCGTGTTACTCAAATGGACATTTTCTCACGTATGATGATGGACCGTATCATTTGGTTGGCTGGCCCAGTAAACGATAGAATGAGTACCGTGGTTCAAGCACAACTTATGTTCTTGGATAACTTGGAAACCAAAGACATCACGTTGCATGTTGACTCGCCTGGTGGTTCGGTTAAATCTGGGCTTAGTATTGTTGACGTAATGGATTACGTATCATCGGATATCATAACCATCAACACAGGTATGGCAGCTAGCATGGGTAGCATCTTATTGGGTGCTGGTACCAAAGGTAAACGTTACAGTTTACGTTTTAGCCGAGTGATGCTTCACCAAGTATCTAGTGGTGCTGAAGGCAATATCCAAGATATGAGAATATCGTTACAAGAAGCTGAAAAGTACAATGAGTTATTGTTTGGGTTGTTAGGTCAGTATAGTGATAAAGACCCTAAACAAGTAATGCAAGATGCTAGCCGTGATAAATGGTTGTCATCTGAAGAAGCCAAGGCTTATGGTATTATTGACAACATTATAACCAACAAAAAAGCCAAGGTCAAGAAATAAATTTTAAAAAGTGCTTTACTAAGCACTTTTTTTTATTATATTAATAAAGCTAAGATGTTATCATAACATAAAAATTAAAAAAAAATATGGAAACAATAATAATAGTATCAGTTCTAACAACACTTGGTGTAGTTGCTTTGGTTTCGACCATTGTGGTTGCGTTGATTAAGTTGAATAAAAAGGTTGATGTTACAGAAAATAATCAACAGCATGATGAAATATACAGGTATATTTGTCAAATGGATGAGGGGGTTCGTAGGTTAATAATCGAGAATGAAAATAATAACTCTGTTCAATTAGAAAGTCTTTATCGAGAAATAGAAGACACAAAGAAGTTTATCGATTCTAGGTGTGACAAATTAGATAGTAAAATAACAAGCACAAAAAAAGTCCTTAAGGACTAATAATAAACGTAACATCTTAGCATTAAATGAGAATTAGAAATAATTCTCATTTTTTTTTATTTTTACTTGCTTTTTAATAAAAAATGTGGTACCTTTGTATAAGTTAATAAAAATGTAGTTTTTTTCTTAAAACCCACATATTTATAACTCACACAAGTTCTTTAAATTATGGGGTAGTTAAGGTATTGATTGGGTATAGTCGTAATTAGTAAGCATGTAGTGCTAGATTGGAAGCACTTAAATCTGTCTATTAAAGTTTGAATTGACAACACATTCGTTGTATCCGAAAATTTCCTTGACGAAGCTACATGTAGCTTCGCTGGAGAGCTTGCAGTAGCCTAATACTGATGATGGTGATAATTCACCTAATGGTGGTGATGACCACCACATGATGGTAGTCCATTCGGGTTTCTTAGTTTCCGTCACGAACAATTGAGATATTTGGTTCCGTTAGAAAATGGTGCTAAACATGAAGAAAGCTTTTGAAGAATATTCAAGACACGAGTTCGATTCTCGTCTACTCCACACTTGACTTTTTTGTACTTTTCAGTTTATCTTGATATCTTTTTATTAAAGATAAACTGAAATGGCAAGAAAAGAGAAAAAAATACATTATATTTATAAAATTACATGTGTAGTAACTGGGAGGTGGTATATAGGTATGCACTCAACTATTAATATTAATGATAATTATTTAGGTTCTGGTACAATACTAAGACATAGCGTTAGTAAGATAGGTAAAATGTTTAATGTTAAACAAGAAACGATTAGTAAAATAAAAAGAGGTTTAACTCATAAAGATTTTTTCACCCGATTCTTGTCCACTCCTCACCAATAGGATAAGAAATAAAAAACCCTCGGCAAGTCGCTTTGTCGGGGGTTACTTTTTTATGGTAATTTTTAAAAATATGATATTTATTTAGAAAACATATCATGAAACAATTTTTTATTAACTGTGTATCTTCTGATGGAAAAATTTCTAGCAAAAGACTAGTAACATTGTTGGCTTTCTTAATGATGGCAACAGGTTTTATAAGCAACTTATTTTGGAAGTTTACGATTGACCAAACCATTTACGATTCAATGAAATGGATAGTAATTGGTGGTTTAGGGTTTACAGCTTCTGAGCAGTTTTCTAATAAAAACAACAATTTATCACCAACCAACACTGAAAAAGAAGAACAATAAAAAAAGGGCCAATAGCCCTTTTTAGTTTTTTAATCGTAAGACTTATTTGCTAGGTCTTGGGGTTGGTGGTCTTGTTATAGTGGTTTGGCCACCCTTTGGTTTGCCACATCCACATCCGTTTGTTACAGTGTTCATAATGTTTAGAAATTTAAGTGTTGTTATTTGTATATAAATATTTGCTTTATCTAAATATTTTTAGTATATTTGCATATGTTTATAAGAAAATATAAGGTGACGCTAATAGATAGTAAATGGAATATTGTAAAAACCAATGTAAAAATTTATGTTCTACCTAGAAGAGATGAATATGTGTTCTTTGATGGTTTGTACTATCTAGTTTTGAATGTGGTATATACTTTGGATGGTAAACAAGGTATTTTTGTTATTATAAATGAAACACCTCATCAACTTAAAAACACCTAAAATAAGGGTTTTTGAAAAAAAATTAAAAAATATTTTCAAAAAAACTTGACAAATGTAAATTTTTTTCGTACCTTTGCATATATATTTAAACAACGTTCTTTAAATAACAAAAAATTATCCAAAAAGGTGGGTTCTGCAAACGAACCAAAAAAACAACTACATATGGAAAAAAAGTATGTGGGCCTTTTACCAAACCACTTCCGAAAGGATGGTTTGGACTCAAAACCACGATGGCGTGAGACCATTTAAAAAAATAACTTCATGACGGAGGTCATGTAAAATAGCTGCCAGGTAAACGGGAGTCCTGTAAAATAAAAACGAACAGCCATCTTGGGATAACATAGGGGATTGAGCGTAAGTAACGCTGGGGGCCATTGGGGCCCTTTGATGAAGTATCGAATCTTCATCCCCTACATATTGCGGAGTAGAGCAGAGGTAGCTCGCAAGGCTCATAACCTTGAGGTCAGTGGTTCGAGTCCACTCTCCGCTACAAAACATACCGCCGTAGCTCAATTGCTAGAGCCCCTCAGATTGGAGGGAGATGTGGGTGCAAGGCCCACCAGCGGTACAACATAGCGAGTCGGAGAAATGGTAACTCGTTGGGCTCATAACCCAAAGATAGTTGGTTCGATTCCAACACTCGCAACAAAAAAGAATGGATTCAGCAATTTAAAAAATCTATTTAGGAAAAACAGAAAACAAACCCATTCTGAACTTATTAAAAAGCCTCTTTGTGAGGTTTTTTTTGTTTATAGTAATTACAAAAATTATTTGCACAATTCAATTTTTTTTGGTACCTTTGCAGTATGAATAAAAAACTTTTAATCCTTGGACATGCCAGACATGCAAAAGATACATTTGCCGAAATATTAAATGAAGAATTTGGGTTAATATTTCAATCTTCATCACAAGCCGCTGCTGATATTTTTTTATATGATGCCCTTAAAGACAAGTATGGGTACAAAACACCAGAAGAATGTTTTGAAGACCGTGTTAACCACAGAGCAGAATGGAAACAAATGATTTGTGATTATAACAAAGACGATAGAGCAAGATTGGCAAAGGATATTTTGAAGAATTCTGATTGTTATGTAGGAATGCGTGACAGAGAAGAAATCAAAGAGTGTATGAGACAAGGTTTGTTTGACATTATCATATGGGTTGATGCTTCTGAAAGACTTCCTTTGGAACCAGCTAGTTCTTTTGATATTGACAAAACTTGTGCTCATATTATATTTGAAAACAATGGTACTTTAGAAGAATTCAAAGATAAGGTTTTGAGGTTTGGAAAAATTCTTTACAAATAATTTTTGAACAAGTAAAATAATTAAAAGGGCTTCGGCCCTTTTTTGTTTTAAAAAAGTTTGGTAAACTAAAATATTTTTTTTACCTTTGTAAAATTAAAATATTGACCATCTTATCTTAAAATGATATTTATAGTCAACAATAAATTTTTATGAAAGAAAACATTAGACAAATATTAAGAGAAGGGCTTGTACGTGAAGAACGTATCAAGTTTGATTTGCCCATACCACAGGATATCCAACAAATAAAAGACGTGTTCAAAAAGAACGGTTTTAAATTATATGTTGTTGGTGGTGCTGTTCGTGATGCTATTCTGGGCAAAACACCAAAAGATTACGACCTAGCTACTGATGCAGTACCAGATAAGGTTGAAGAAATCATGGCCAAAGCTGGTTTTAGAACACTTCCAACAGGAAAAGCTTTTGGTGTTATCAATGTTTTTACTGACCAAGGTGAATATGAAATCGCTACGTTCCGTGAAGATTTGTCTGGTGGACGTAGACCAGATGCTGTAAGTTTTACAGACATTGAAGGTGATGTAAAAAGACGTGACCTTACTATCAACGCATTGTTCTACGATATTGACACACATGAAATTGTTGACCTAGTTGGTGGTGTGCAAGACATAAAAAATGGTGTTGTAAGAACCGTTGGTGCACCAGAAGATAGATTTGGTGAAGACCGTTTGCGTATCATGAGAGCAATACGTTTTGCTGGTAGATTCGGAAATGAATTGGACCCAGCTACTGATGCTGCGTTGAAAAAAGATGCGAGTCTTGAAGGTATATCTGGTGAACGTATTCGTGATGAATTTATCAAAGGAATCAAATCTGCCAAGTCACAAAAACACTTCTTGGAAATGTTGGACAAATACAATTTGTTTGATTGGATATTCAAAGGTTTGAACGTAAATAAAGACTTTATCGCTAGACTTGGTAGTTACAACCACGATGATTACATCGTATTATTGGCAACGCTTTTAAAGAATAACAATTTGGATGTATTGAAGAAAAAATTGAATGAATTGAAATACACTGCTGAAGAAGTGAAAGCCATAACATTCCTTATTGCGATGTTGAAATTGGATGTTGACACAGCTGTTACATTGAAAAAGGCTGAACAACATGCTGGTGTATCTCAAGACCAAATCAGAGACTTCTGTGGCAAGGAAAACGTTCCATCACAATTGCTAGATGCGTTTGAACAATTCAGACTTACGGTGAGTGGTCCAGAGGTTATGGATAAAATGGGCTTGAAACCAGGTCCAGAGTTGGGCAAAGCCATCCAAAAAATTGAAACAGATAATTTCAAAAAGTTGCTGGGTGTTTCTTGATTTCTTTTTTATTTTGCCATATATTTATAGCATATTAACAAACATATATGGCAAAATACTTAGTCACCTTCAATGACCAAATCAACGAAATCGAAATCCACGGTTTCAAGACAATGACTGAAAAAGAAGTTGAAAACTTTGAAAAATTAGCTGAAAGCATTACGTGGACTTTTTCTTATAAACTCGGCAGCGGTAAAAAATTACACTTTTTAGACGGTGAAGACTTATTATCAAAAATAGAGTTTAAAATTTTAACATTTGAAGAAGATAGAAATTTAAAAAAGTTATTCAACGGTGAGTTCGGAACATTCATAACTGAAGATGCGTT